CTTGTTATTGGTTCAAATGCCTTACCAATCCTTTGACCTATATGTTTGAAAATATTACCAAGTGAGGCATTTTTTGGATCATTTGGATCACCACCATATTTGTTTGGATCACCACGATTATATTGTTGTTTAAGTTCTTCAAATTTATGTAGTTGGTTTCGTGCCAATGTCACCTGTTCTTGCAATAATTTAATTACAGTTTGTTGGTTAGCACCTGTAGCATAAGCTTGTCGAGTATTTCCAAACCCTATGGCTACACCCATATTGCCTTGTAATTTCCTAAGAAGTCTATTATTATCTTCTAATATTTTATTATGTTTAGCTTGGATTGCTTCTATTTTACTGAATACATCTTCTTCTTCACTCATTATATATTAGATTCGCTGTCTTAGTTTATAATTATTCCTATCTGCCACGCCTAGTCTTTTGAGGCTTAATTTTTGGCAGAGTTGGTTTTGGATATTTTGACATATTCTTCTGATCACCTAGAGGCATACCTCTAGGCTTTAAACCCATTTCCTGTTCTTTTGAATCCTTTAACATTAATAATATATTCTTTATGTATTTATATGGTTGTCTGTCAACCTGTTCTTTATCCCACCCAAACTGCGAAGCACAGGTTAAATATATTGTATAAATTAGTTTATTTTCTTCAGAGATTCCTCGAAAGGTTTCATCATTTGGTTCAAGTAATTCCCTAAAGGGTAGGCTTCGAGAATTTTATCAGCTATAAGGCTTACAGTCTTATAACCTAGACCATTTAATCCACTCTCACTGATCTCGAAGGGTGCTTTCTTAATGGCGTTTAACATTATCTCCCTTCTATAGTTTTGTACATTATCCACAGGATTTGATCCCTCTGCAAAATTAGAACATTTCTGAATGATTTGTTCAAACTTTCCAAATTCCATATCATCCTCAAATTCCACAGGATGTTGAACACCCTTGAAGTTTATATTGAATGTCTGAAGTACCATATAATATGTATTACTAGTTTATATATAAGTCTTTCGACTAGAATGGTGATGTTCTAGCAACAGAGTTAGTTGCTAATATCTCACAAGTCTTTGTTCTCCAAGCGATATTCTCAAATACTGGTTCTACTGGTTGTATACCTTCTACAGAGTGTGAATCTGGTCTTACACCATGTAGTTTTATTACTATGTCTTTTGTTGCTGCATCTGCTGTATCACCATAACTATCATTGGTAAATACCAATTCTATCTCTGGTGCTGATGATAATGTTATTGTTGATGTTGGTGGTTTTCTAATTTGGTCTAATAGTTGGTTAAGTTTGTCATCATTCTTCCATGAAGCTTTAAAGTTTCCTGTAATATCAAATACTCTTCTGAATGAAGATACTGATTGATGACTTCCTATAGTGTAAAGTAATGTTGGGTTTTGTGAAAATGATATACTTGCATCTTGTAATTCTGCTACTATACTGGTTGCACTGCCTGTATCTGCCAATCCTTCACCAGCCCATTTTAACTGACCATGTGCAAATGTATATGGAAATGCTACATCGTCTGATGGTGGTGATGTTTCAAATCCAGTTGTAATAACAGATCCACTTGATGAATCTTCTTTACCATAACCTATATCCATACTACAATCTACTGTTCCGTCAATAGTTGTACTTATACTTAATGAGTTTGCAACACATCCAAGTCCTCTTCTTACCATTGTGTTTGTTTCACCCTCAAATCCTACTTCAGTAGTAAATGATCTTACTGCTTTTGCTCCTGCGTGAACACCTGCTGTTGTACCATATTTATATACATAAGGTGATGATCCTGTCCTTGCTGGTTCGCCATAAATAGCACCAAATATCCAAGGGTTTGATAATACGAAATCAACGCCCATTGAACCTGTTTGCTGTCCAAAGGCATAATCTTTAACTTCTACTTGTCCTAATGTTGGTAAGTCTTTTGGTGAGTTTGTTAATGACCAATTAGTCAGTCGTGTGTTTAATCCGAAAGCTTTATCTAATGTTGATAATGTTGGAGCTGATCCAAAGGCTGTTTCCCAACCATATCGAATATAACTACTTGCACCTGTCTTAACCATCTGTTATCACACTTAATTTGGGGTTTTTGCTTATAAAGATTACTCTCATGGGTTCATCTTCCTATATGTTACCCTTATCATATGCCTGAACATATTTCTGTATAATCTTGAAAGTGGCACTGTTCCCACTATTCTCAAATCAACAAAGCCTGTACGCCTTATCTGGTCTTTTAAAATTCTTGCTAATTCTTTCATTATTACTTCATGCCTATCCAAATTTTGATATGATCTTACATCCAAAGTTAAAGTTATTGTATGCATATGATCTGCACCATATAAACTGAAATACTTCACATCCTCATCCATAGCCTCAATTAAAATAATACCTTTGGATATTTCCATATCCCCAAATCCTATTGTTTTCTCATCCCATATTCTCTCTATTCTTGGTATAACCCCACCTGTACTAGTATTCCATTTAGTCTTTACCATGTCTATACAGTCATCTATTGCATCATAAATCCCTATTGAACTCACATAATCACCTACTAAACTTTCTTGTACCTCTGTGCATACGCTGTGTATAATGGTTAAATATTTCTGATATTCCTAATTGCTGTGCCATTGGTTTAAGTAGCATATGTTTTGACGAACTTGGCTTATGTCTTGTGACTACTTTTCTAGTTGCTCCTGTTGCACCACGCCAATTAACAATAATCTTATCAGGGTTTGCTGGATCTAATTCCTCTATTGTATAATTTCTTCTTAATCCATTCTTTTCTATAGATAATGCAAAAGAATAGTTAAGCCTGTTTAACATACTTTCCTGTTGTTTCGGTGTCTTTGATTCATATTCCTTTTTTAATTTCATATCTCTATCAATGACTTTTCTAGTCCATGACTTTAATCTCTCCATATTTGGTTTTGTACCTTGTGGAACACCGAAGAACTCAAATGCTAACACATCACCCAAATCACCTCTTGTTGTAACTCTTCCACTTTCAGGCATAAAAACTAACATTTCTTTTATCTCTCTAACAGTAAATCCTTGTTCTAACAACCAAAACTGTGTTTGTTGGAATCCTATATGTTCCATCTTTCTTTCTATTTTTTTAATCAAACCTGGAACTGTTTTAATATGACCAAGCCCTGTTCCTTTTCCAGCTCTTATTAATTTTCTTGTAACTGATCCCTTTAGACCAGAAACCCTAAATGCATTTGTACCAAACCACAATCTTCTTCCATCATCAGTAATATGTGCAAGTATAGAAGGCATTATGGTATAACAAAAACTTCTCTACGATTGTCTATACATTTTTCTATAGATTCTTGCCAGCTTGTTTTAACTGCTTGTAGATCAATTCCTGTTCCTCCCATTGGTAATCTATCCATTCTTAAACTAGTATTAACAAGTTCTATAGCTGTCATTTTTATAACACAATCTTCAATATCACCTGGAATTACAGTGTCACCACCATATTCCTCACCACCATATCTATAAGTTACCCTAACCCTATTCTTTCTCATAATTGAAAATATAAATCCTCTAAGATGTACTATCCCTCTTTCATAATTTGCATCATACCAACTACTATTTCCTAATATGTTTTCCCAGTTTGAAGAAGAACCTTGCCATATTTCTATCTTATCTCCTTCATCTATATCAAAATCATAAAGATTTCTATGTTGTAAAAATAAAGGTGTACCCCATCCAAATGTATATAATAAAGGTAAATCATGTAACTCCCTAGTTTTTGTTTTTGAACGCCATGCGTGTCCCATTCTTCGATCAAGCTCATCCTCTTTTCTGTTAATTATCTTTTCTACTTGTGCCTTGTTTGGTGTAGATGTTGCAGTTATAGGTATTCTAAGAAAGTCAGATACATCCCCTACTGTACAGTATGTTGTTACCATGAATAATATAAACCTTTACAGTATTTAAATTTACTTAAATACTACTGTCCATTCTGCTGAACCTGTGATATCAGCAAAGATACCTGATTCAAATCTTCTGTGTATGTTTTGATAGTTTCCTTCTATTTCACCAAATATAGTAAACTCTATAGGTGTTGCACTAGCATCCACCCCATTCCTGAACTCACATTTAGCACCTGAGCTTCCTTTCTTTGAACAGAAAACTGATACTATTACCCCATGATCTCCTTTTATAAGAGTATCTGCGTTGAATGATACTACATTATGATTTAGTTCAACCATAATTAATAAGACTACTTAAACCTATATAAACTTTGTTAATGGTTTTGTTCTATATATGTTATCACATTATCACCATTAGCCAATTTTACTTTTATTTGCCTATAATTATTTGTTTCATAATGATCAAGTTTTATCAAATCTTCATCAGTTACCTCAAATATCTCACCAGTGACCATTTCACCTATCTCTTTTTTAATTGTGGGGTATATCTTAAAATATGAGTGAGTTGTTAGTTTGTAATCATTTAAAATACCTTTAGTTGTTTTTATTTTTCTTCCTAAAATAGCACTTCTTATAGATGCATCACGCAAAGATCCATATACAAATATATTTTCCATATATCATATACTCATAGTGTTATTTAAATCTTTAAGAAAAAAAAGTGGCTTTTTGGACTCTAGTAGCCTATGACTAGGAACTCAAATATCTTACTGTTTGTAAGGTTTGAGGCGTTTGCTAATTCTGCGAAAGCAGCTCCTGAAGAACCACCAACTGTGTAACATTTAATTTTCTCGTTGGTTTTGTCATATTCCACCTTATGTAGTGAATCCGTAAATGTTGGGATTACTGCAACTAGTGTGGATATTCTGTTCTCTTTGAGATCAGCCGACACTCCGTTGGTCGCATAGTTGTCAGAACCACCAAAGGTGACTTTGACAGCATACACTCGCAACTTTGAAACCAAAGCAGCTTGCCATGAGAGTGTTTTTCTCACGTTAGCGTTTGTCCAATCTGATGAACTGATTGTTAATGCCATTGATATTATGAATATCTAAAGACTTATAAAGATTACTTCCACCAAGTACCCAATAATTCAACCCCTGTGATTGATTCTATTAGGATAGAACCAAATAGGAATATGATTATTAAATCCCTCGCTTTCTGCAACTTGTCATGTTGTGTCCACTGTACCATAATAAATGCTTTAAATACCACTATTTAAATATTCTAAAAAAAAGAAAATATAGCCATAAAGGCTCAATTTTATTCTAGAGTTTTATATCTCTAATCTTTCCCTGTGATTTGAAGTGTCTACAAACAGTTTCGCCCATAGTCCTGAATACACCTTTCTCAACAAATGCGTTGTTGACAAATGGATATCCTGGTGAACGTCTTGTTGCTTCATAATACTCTGTTGGAATTGCGATTTGGATACCGATTCTTGGGTAGCCATATCCCTCTGCATCAGATGTATCAAATGCGAATAATCTTCCGATTTCACTGGCATCGCCAGAGTCGCTTGGTGCATCCTTGCTTGGAATGAATGGGATTCCATAGATTGAGTCTACGTGAATACCAACGCCTGTTCCTTTGAATGTCTGAATACCATTTACGTCTACCTGTACTAAACTTTCACCGTATGGGTTTGGAATACGCACAGAAGGCATATATAGTCCTTGTATTTCAGAGTATACCTCATGAGAACCTAAGAATACGTTTGGATCTTTACCAGCAGCAATCCTAATCTTTCGTAAGAAAGATCTAAGAGTGTCGTCAGTTAAGACACCGTTTGTACCTATTGTTCCAGAAGCTGATTCAACTGTACTGTCGAATGTACTTGAACTATCTCGGTCAATGGTTGCGTTGGCAGCCCAAGGATCATAATAGCCAGTTGTTGATCCACCTAATGCAGTTTCTTCTGCGTTGGATGAAACAATTCTGTCTAATGACTCAAAGTCTGTTGTTCCAGCGTTTGTACCAGATCCAGTTACTGTACCTTCTACGTCTGCAAGTAGTTGTCTGTTAAGAAATTCTTTGTGTTGTACTGCCATATACAATCGAAGTGAACCTAATCCACCCCAAATGTCGTCTTTGCTGTGTGTACTCAACCATTCCATAACTTCTGATGCTGAGAAAGGCAGTTGTGCTGTCTTTGGTCTAACATCAATTTCTTGGAGTGTTGGTTTCACTGTTTCAGCAATAGTTCCACCTTCTGCTGTACCACCTAATGCAGTGTTGCCACTGTTGGTGTTAAGCACAGGCTTTGCAGTAATAACCCTCCATCCAGATTTGTCCCAAGGATACTTTGGCAAAATACCAAATGCGTTTGCCTCTAAGTTAAGTTGAGCCCATGCATATGCTCCATAGATGGCGTTGAAAACGCCTGCTGTGGAAGTAGTTGCTGGTGCATCTGCTTTTCTAAGTAGGTTTCTGTTGTACCCATAGTAAAGAGCTTCAAGTTCATCAATCGTCTTGATTTGAGTCATTTTAGAATCCTCGTACCTCTTCGTCTGTTGGTGTGTAATACTTTCCTTTCAGAATATTTCTTGCTACGTTACTTAATCCCTCGAAACCTTCGCTTCTTGCATCTTTGAGAATTGGGCTAAAGTCAGGTTGACTTTCTCCTATTTTCTCAACTGCAGCGTTTGGTCGTGGGGTTTCAGTTGAAAATGTGTGCTGAGATTTCTGAACTAGCTTTTCACTCTTATTGAGTGGTTTCTCTTGCATTGAAGGTGTTGCATCATTCTCTGGTTTGTTGTCATCTACACGATCATCATCTAATCCTGCTTGATCTCCTTGTGGATAAGGTTTTGCTGGAACTGTAATATCAGCTCCGACATCATCTCCACCTTGAGTTCCTTTTGGACTTGCTGGTAGGTCGGTAGGTGTTTCTAAAGCTTTCACTCTAGAATCAATACCTTTGATTGAATCTGCAACGGCTTTCATTTGCTCGGATAAACCGTCTAAGCCAGTTTTTATAGAAGTTTCAAAAGCTTTGTTGGCTTTTTCTTCTTCTTCTTCTTCAGCTTTTCTTGTAGTTTTTTGTTCGTCTTCAGCGTTTTCAGCTTTAACGAATTTCTTCTCTTCTTCAGGTTTTTTGTCTTCGTCTGTCATGTTATTGTCCTTTTTAAATGTTTCGTTCTTTATATATATTTGTTTATTTTCATCATTTTCATCATTTTTTACCTCTGTTATCTGTGTTGTTGGTTCTGATCCTTGCTGTGATGTGTTGTAGCCACCTAGACCTCTAACACCACCAGTTCTACCCTGTCCCATATCCTTATCACGTTGTTGTGGAAGTTCTTCTACTTCTTTTGGTTGTGGATGATCTGTACCTTGCCACTCACCTACACCCTCATTTCCTTGCTCATTACCAAATCCACCTGATCCATCACCTGAATTATCAGCAAGTCTTTCTTTTACCTTTCTTCCTGAACTTGTATCAACATCTACATCTTGATTATACATATTATGCCTATCCCCATCTGCGTTTGAAAAGTCTGGTTTTGTCACATAACACCCAAATTTATCACATTTTATAAGCATTTTACCATTTCCTAAATCCTCATGTGGTATAGTAGCTTT